TTAAAATTACTAGTTATTAACCTATCACCATCCGATGGTACTGTGGTATTAAGATCTGCTGAATTTTGGCTAGTCATAAATTTATACTCTATACCCCAGGCCTTACCTTGATGGTCCCAAAATTTTTCATTTATACCATTAAGTTGTTCAATATAGTCACAGAATATTTGAATGCTGTAGCTTATATCAACAAATGTAGGTACTACCATGGTATACCGCTCTCTTCTAGCAACCACGCCTTGAAGTTGTGAGAATTTATCGTATTTGTTTAACTCAGAATATCTATTGACGAAATGATCCATCATTTGTCTTTCACGACCTGATAAAACTGTTAGTTTAGAAAGCTCTTGATTTTTTTCAACATTAGTCCTACTATACACAATTAATGGAAAATTACTTTTTGATTTACCATCTCGTAGAGCTGCCAGTTTTTGCATTGAAGACCATTTTTCTGGTGAACCATATTGTATAGGTACCGGTACCTTTCTACCATTCTCAATAATAAATGGTTTAATAGTCTGTTCGATATAACGCTTTATTGCAAAATCAATATCGTATAAAGTTATACTAATACCTTTAGTAGTATCATCATCTCGACGAATTTGAGTAGCTCGTCTTACCAGTTTAGGTGATTTAGGAGCTTTAGTAAATGCTTCTGAAACAGGATCAGCTGTCTCTAAAGGATTAAATGCAGCTGGATGAAATCTGTGTAAAGTTGATATTGGTTCTTGTCTGCTCATTTATATACCCTTTGGAAAATTATAATCTGATGTATCGTTACCGTACCTGACATCTTCTATATTTAATCTACTCATACGTGTCATATGACATGAGCATATAATGGAGTGAGATGAACCGTGCATTGTACCAGCAGCTGAATAATCTGGATCTTTACCTCCTAGAATTTGATTATCTACCATTGAATCAATCTCAAAATATGCTTTATCCCATTCAATAATATCACCCACCTCAGGTACTAAACTTATTTTAGTAAATTCTTTTCTCAAAAATGAAAATACTGCTGCTTGTTGTAGATCTACTCCATAAGCTTCTTCTACATAATTTTGATTGCTTCTATCTACAAGGGTAGGTATTTTTACACCTGCATAATATCTTTTATCAATACCTTCATTATATACATTAGTATCAGTTTCATCTAAAACTAATTTATAGAAATATATTTCAGTTTGAATAACACTGTTAATCAATTCCTCGTTAAGTTTTTCAATCAAACTTATATCTCTTGCTCCTGCGAATAATGGCATAGTTACCCTATATAGATTTTAAGTGGCACTCTATTGAGTGATTGTTGAAGATTTTCTGATTCTTCTCGTTTCATTTCTAATTGTCGTTGTCTACTTGTAGCTTCTAATGTTTCTCTTAACTGAGTTAAAAGGTATTCTTTTTCAGTTGCAGCTTCTGATTTTAAACTTGAACCATCTAAACTTACTTCCGAATTAGGTATTGGTATAGAACCATACTTACTCCTGATTGCTCCTAGCAATTCTTTAGCTAAAGCTGCTGCATATTTCCAGATCCACTGTTTACCTACGCTGTTTATTTCTTTGTAAGTTAAATTTGATAAAGGTACATTACTATAATCACTTATTACACCCTCTCCATTATTTCCATAATCATTAGTACGTAATGGATCATTTCTTTCTGCTTCTACGTAATACTCAAACCATACTTTTTCACCAGCTACAGATGGTCTAGGAAATAATTTTAAATCATTATTTCGTAACTGGAAGCTATACGCTGATTTTCTTATCTGATCGTTAAATTCAATTGCTTGCATTCGTAGCACATCTGCAAATACTGGCATTAATAAAAAATTTATACCTGGCGAGTAGTTACCCCATCCAAACCCATCTAACATTTGCTGTGAACCTGCTCCTGTACCAACATACGGGTCAAAAAATCTTGTTATAGCAGGAGTAGCTTCAAAGAAAACTTTAGTTACTACTATCCGCTTACCATCTTCATTATCAGCTGCCCACAAAGTCTGTAGATTATAATCCTGCTGGTTTTTCTCTAAAGTAACTGAACCTGATTTATAAGTTACATTACCACCTGATCCAGCTTCTGTTCCGTAATTTTCTGCGATAGCTATCTGTGCACCTAGAGTTGATGTAATATTTTTTCCAGTAAATGAGCTTCCAGTAGAATACCCTTTGACATCTAACATTGTTTCACGTATTCTAAATTGATTAACTTGAGCACCATATTCTGTAGTAGCTTCCTCGAAACAAGCATAGAATTGAATGTCTTGCATTTCTATATCAGTAATAGGGTAACCTAATTTTTTAGCACAAAAATCAGCTACCTTTAAGCTCTCTGAAACATACACAGTATCGTTATCATATATTCCGAAAGGTGTGCTTCCACTAACTGTGCTAATGCTCCCGCTACCGGGCCATATTTGAATATCTAATCGTGCCATAATTTTCCCTTAAATAAGATTATAGTTTATCATATATAAATATGAAGGAACTTAAGAAGACGGGAAGTTTTCGTATACTTCTAGTAGATCTTTTAAAATAGGGTGTCGATAATTTTCTAACAACTCAACCGTATGTATACCTTTTACTCGTCTAATAGAAGATAAAAATGCTAATCCACTATCTCGTTGCCTTTTCAGATCCACCTGACCTACATCTCCGCAGAAAAACATTTTAGAGTCTCTACCTATCCGTTGCAGTATCATTAGAGTTTGAGCGTTATCTAAATTCTGACATTCATCTACTAATACTACTGAGTTAGTAAAGGTCCTACCTCTCATATAAGATACCGGTACTATCTCAATCTGCTCTCTAGCAACCATTTCATCAATACGTTCTTTACGTAATAATTGATACATGTTACCGTAGATAGGGGCTACCCATGGATCCATTTTCTCTTTAATATTACCTGGTAGGTGCCCTATATCTTCTTTAGATATAGTTGGACGAGTTATTACAATCCTGTTAACTTGTTTTTCTAGTAATGCTTGCAGTGCAATTTGACATGCAAGTAATGTTTTACCACTACCAGCTTGACCTACTATAACTGATACATCATTTTGCAGTATTTCAGCTTTTGCTAATTTTTGTTCTTGAGTTAATGATAATTTGAAACGATAACCCTTTTTATTATTTTTTGGCTTGTCTTTGTACATTATATTCTCCTAAAACTTTTATATAAGTAGTGGGTTGTATAATGTAAACAAAAAAAGACCTCAAATAAATGAGGTCTTTTTATTATTAAATCAATAAAGATTATTACAGAGTATGTAATCCTCTTACGTTGATTTTTCCGTAGAATTCTGGTCTAACGATTTTCTTCGCGTAACGTGTCATAACACCTTTACGTGGAGTGAAGTTCGTTGGATCATAAACTAGTGGAGTCATAATTAATGGTACATATGGAGCATATACTGCACCAGTTTCCAAGAATTGAGTTCCTCTAAATCCTAATAGAATAGTATTAGATTGTACATAAGGATTTTTGTAAACAGTAAATCTGTTGTTCAATTGTCCTACTTTCTGTACACCCATTGCGAATTGTGCTGAGTTTCCATCAGTATCAGCTGCATATCCTGGAATTGATTCTAGGATAGTAGCTACATCTGGAGAACATACTAACCAGTTAGCACCACCACGTAATGTTTTAGCGTGAATTTTGTTCGAAACTTTTTGTATTTTCGTACCTAAAGTTTGGAACCAAGTACCTTGGTTGTAAGCTTCACCTGTGTTAGCAGTTGCCCATACATTGTTACCATCATACTTTTCACCTATTACAGTAGACCAATTCTCTTCTGTTAAAGCATTGTTAGTTAACATGTCTAAGATTTCTAAATCAATCTCTTGTGAGATGTATTCAGATAACATAGAAGTTAATTCAGCTTCAGCATCAATAGAGTGGTAAGCATTAAGATCTTGCGCGAACTCTGGAGTCCATACAGCCTTAAGTTTTCTAGTTTTAGCAACAATAGCAATCGACTTCATTTCTAAGTTGATTTCTGGAATAGCTAAATTATCAGTAGTTGAACCTGGTCTTCCTTGAACACCATCTTCAAAATCACCTCTAGAAGTATCCGTTGGAGCTGCTTGATAATGTACTTGATAAAGTAATTTGTTAGTCTCAGTTTGACCTGAACCAGAAACTACGAATCGTACGTGAGTTGCTGAATCTTTAGCCACTTCTGTACCAGATGCGTTAGTTAATTGAGTAAACTCTTTAAATACATGTCCAACTACAGCTGCAGTAGAGTTATCTAAGAACCATGATTTAACTGAATCACGATCGATAGCACCTACAGCACCAGCTGAACCAGTAACTTGACCTAAATTAATAAGTACAGAGTATACTTGTTGAGCAGTTGTATTAGTACCTGCACCACCGTGGAATTGACCAGCGTATGATTGAGAGAATACTGTATTAAAATTGTATGCGTCACCTGTTAATGAGCTAGATACACCAGCTACTAACTGAGATGAAGATGCATAATTTACTGAATAACCA